CTCTAAATGCTTTGTATATATTGTCAGCAGTTTTGCCCTGATCATTTCCTGTTCCTACCTCTGTAGCAAATCCAGAAATCTCATCAAGTACCGCCATAAACAAATTAAGACCCTCATGAGATTCACGCTCTGAGTGTCCTGAGTAAACAGTAATGGATTTATTAAATCCAATAGAGTTTACTTTTGGATCATACTTTCCAGCAAACCAAGGCGACTTTTCAATCTTAGTTTTAAAACCTTTAAAAAAAACATTTTTAGCCTGCTCTGCGTTAATAGCAACGTTAATAATATCAATAGCATCTTCAGATGGTTTTCCATAATATCTGGCGGGATCTTTTAAACATAGTAGTTTATATACAACATATGCACAGGCAACAGTAGAAACAAAGTCTTTTCCACTACCTTTTCCAAGTTGTAAAATAATTTCATTCTTGGTATATTTTGAATAGTGCCTATCACCAGCTTCAGTCCCCATTAGTACTTGTAAATCTTCTTTACGATATATTTGGCTCATTGCCTCAACAATGTCATACTGAATCTGAGACAGTGGTGGCTGTCCTAGATATTCTGGAGACTCAACAAATGTTTTTACGTCTACAGGATTTTCATTAAAATGATTGTCTTCAAGCGCTTCAAAAAAATCATTGAACTTCGTGGACAACTGTAATTACCTCTCCCTCTCTAGCAATAGTAGATAAACGTTGCATGATAAGATCACGAACTTCTGGGTGAGTTGAAGCAATATCCCGAAGAATGCCAACAAGAACCTCTTGTCTACGTTCAATCTCAACCATCTCTTCTGCTAACTCTTTATTTTCTAGCAGGCCAGCTTTTTGTAGCATGTCAATTCGTCTTGCTTCAATATCCATGACAAGTTTAATTGCTGCAGTTTTAGCATTAAGATTTGCCGTAGTGGTAGCATCATCAATAACCTCATATGCTTGCTGAATTAGTTTAGTATAATGTGCATCTGCACTGACTAGTGCATCTTTTGCACGAGCACGAATTGCATCATTTGCAGATGCCATAGCCTTCCACTCATTTAAGTGTGCCACTACACGAGTACGTGGTAAATCTAGTGTCTTAGAAATCTTAGTAGGATCATTTCCTTTAAGATATTCTTCAACAACCTTGTTTACCTCGTCAAGGTGTTTTACGATTTCTATTTCTGCGTTTGTCATATTTACCTTCTAGTCTATTGATTTCATCTTGAATATAAAAGATAGCCTTCTTCAAATCTTCAATATGTTTAGATTCATCTTTAATACCAGCCCTCCAGAGATACTTTATAGCATTACCTATATTAAAGTTTCTGTGTCTGGTAATTTCAATTGCCTCTACCCCGCTTGGATCAGTAGTGTAGTGGTACGGATGGTTGACCTGATCAACCTTAATAATAAATTTTTCTTTATCGCTCATCGCTTTGATTTCCTCAATCCAAATTTAGCAAGGTAAACATAAATTGTTTCTACGCTCACTCCACATTCTTTAGCAATCTCCTCTGGACTTTTTTTGTCCATATGGTAACGCTTTTTAAGCCATAACTCATTTGTATATAGTTTACCAGACATGTTGTTCCTTGTCAACTTTAATAACTGGATCTAGCCTATCCCAATGCCCTGATGGGCTACCCTGATAAATTTGTCCAGTTTCTCTGTCAATCAATAACCATTTTGAAGGACATAATGTTTTAACAACTAATAAAACTTCGTTTAAAGTTTCGGGGAACTCATAGTGCTCTCTCATATGCCATTTTCTTCCATGTATTTTAATCTTTCAGAATACTTATCTGATACAGGACCACCTTCATTCTCCATGTTCATAATGTCATAATGATATGCATCAGAATCTTCTGTGATCCATTTAGCAGCATCTTCTACGTCCCATTTGCGGGTATTAATAAGTCTATGTATAACAGGTTTACCAGGCTTAGTAGTAAAGGAAGGCTCTAGTGCAAAGATACGGTTGTTTGGTTGAATAGCAAAATTACCATCATCACGTTGAATAACATGGCCACACTTATGTTGTCCAGGATTCTCTGAATACCCGTCATCAAGACTATTTGCATCTCCGCTGTACCAGTCGAGAGTAAATAAATATTTACCAGATATCTTAGTCTTAGTTCTATCCATATAAAACATACGAAGGTTTGCAAGATTTGAAAATTTTGTGACGGTAACAAAAGGACTAAACGAATTCCATAATACTAAATTATGCAAATCAACCTCTGGGGTGTGTGGTTTGGTACAAAAGGCATTAATAGGCATTCTCCACCAGATACCACCATCTTCCATCATAAAGTGAAATAATGGACTTCGGTTTGGTACGCTAGATACGCCAAAAATTACACAAGAAAAATACTCGTCATGGCTATCCTTTTGATCTCGCAAAAAATTACCACGGACGTAACATTCAATTGGCGGTATGTTTGCATTTAACTCAGGCATAGTTTATTTTACCATTTGGCGCATAAAAGATATAAAACCACCAACTGGCCCAAAGGGCCAATATGGTTTATCTAACTCCTCTTGCTATTTCGGCTGCTATGATTTTCATACCCAAACCATTCAACTGAGCAGGACCGCCTAGATCTACCGCCTCAATCTCAACGGCTATTTGCTCACGTAGTTTTTGTTCTTCATCTCTTGTCATTTGTACTCCCCAATTTGCTATGACTCCTAGTAAAAATCCAATAATAAGACAGGCTAATATGCAGGTAGAAAAATATCGTTTATCAAAGTACCTGCGGAAAATAGCATTTTCAATATCTTGATGAACTTCCCAATCTTGATCGTCAACTGTATATGTAGGCATAGTATTAGTATACCTTACTTGGTTTTTATATTTTTTTCAATACCCTGAAGAGTTGGGCAGGGATAAGGTTTTTTATCTTCTTGGCATCTATGAATTAATGTACCCTCTGGGGCATGTAGTTCAACTACTCCACGAAGAGCCTCATCTAAATTAAAACATCCCGCTGCGGATATAAGGTTTGATAGATTTTTCATATACCTATCATATCAGATTTGGGCGGGAATAGCAAGAATGATATAATAAAAATATGCAACTAACAGATCAGGCAAAAGATAAAGTAACAGAACTTATCAAAGATAGTCAAATAACCATGCCAGATCATAAATTATTTTTAAGAGTAGCCGTTCAACCTGGAGGATGTTCTGGCTTGAGATATCAAACCTACTTTGACTATGAGAAAAAAGACGGGGATCAAATAATCTCATATCAATCCTTTAACCTACATATAGATAAAATGTCATGGCCTTACCTACAAGGCTCCACAATGGATTTTGAAAATACTATTCAAAAACAAGGTTTTACAATAGACAACCCCATGGCTCAAGGCTCCTGTGCTTGCGGTGACAGTTTTCACTAACTTGACAAATTTTAGGTCGTCCTGTAACATAGATAATATGACTGAGATGACTAGCGTTGGACAAGACTATTTAGATCAAGAACCTGAATTAGAGGACGATCAAGAATTTGAATGGGAAAGTGAAGGGGGCAGCGTTGCTAGGCCTCCAATTAAAATAGAAGATTCGTTGATTGTTCAATCTCCGTCTTGTGGAATTAATGACATTAGAAATTAAAAATTTGGCGACAGGGTTCGGCGCAAAATAGAATAACAAACCTTCCCCTGCCCAAGATGGGCAATAGCGGTTAATATCTTGTCTATGCGATATAATGAATTATATAGATAAGGAGTGGGTATGGAAGTGCTTTGGTTTTTTGTTGGACTTGTTGTGGGATTAGCCTTAGATTTTGTCTTAGTATTACATATGCTCAAACCTCTTAAGAAACGTATACTGGAGTTAGAAAATGAACTATGCAGGAATGTTTAAGAATTGTTATGTAGACCAAGTCTGGGTAGGCTGTGGTGGGGATTATGATCATTCAGATAGAGGTTTGTTAATCCTCGCAATTATAGCGGGTATAGTATTGATAGGTTTTATGTTAAAGCGATACCTTAAAAATCGGCGGGGAAGTTAAACAGTAGCCCATTTAATAAGATTACACACATAGAGCATGCTTGGTATTTTTATTTTTTTTGTTCCATAAAATCTCTGTACCAACCAATATTTTATCATTACAACTGCAGCACTTACCATTAAACTTACTTACAATTTTAATCCATTTAGGACCTTTGGCATGTTTTTTGGTAAGTTTTCTAAGTTCTCTTATTCTAGATGGCGTTAATATATTTCCAGCACTATCATATTTTACGGTAGTATAAGCGTTATTTTTTGTTCTAACTTGTCTGACTGTCATAAAACCATTATCCCATAAATCGGCGGGAATGTAAAGAATGTCGTAATCCCCCTAGTGTAATAACAAACCCCATATCCCCCATATGAAGGTTTGACAATATGTCCAATTACACTGGTTTGATATGGACAATATGGGACCAGGATGATGGTTTGATACCCTCGCAAAATAGGCTTAGAAGGCTGATTTATAGGGTTGTAGGGTTTGGCATAGACAAAAATAAATCTTACTGATATTTTTATGAGTGGGTAAGAATGGAGGAAAGTGGAGAGTAATGGGTGATTGGGCGATTTTTTAAAGGGCTTCGTAATCCTCTGGCAGGCCAAACCTCCTATCCCAAACCTTCCTATCTCCATAGCGGGCATGCATTATACTCCCAAACCATGGTTTTGTCAAACCTTCATAGCCCAAAAACCCCCATAAAAACATAGCGAAAAAGTTTTAAAATGTTTTAAAACACCAGGAAAAAAGTTAAAAAGGTTTGGTAATTATGGTAAAAAGTTTAAATAATTCGCAATTTAAATTCCCGCTTCGTAATGTCTAATAGTACTGTGATTCAGCGCCTGGCGGGGCTGCAAAAAAGGCGGGGACAAAAAGATATACACATATCACTAGTAGTAGACACATAGGATTCCTGATAGGAAGGTTTGTTAGATAGAAAGGTTTGGGATATAAAGGTTTGGTATGAATCTGGAAAATTTTATACTTTCCGTAATCTCCCACGATCTGGGATTTTTTTCAAAAGGTTCTTAATGTCTTTTCGTAAAATGGTTTGGTGGTTTGGTATGGTTTGCTCGGGGCGCTATTCTGGCTGGTTGCCTAACATTTCGTCTAGGCTTTCCCACTCTTTATCTGCTATACCAAGAGAAGCAATAAATAAGTCATAGGTTTCACTTATATAT